TTGAAGCAATGGCCTGGCAATATGGTGTTATAAAAAATACTAATAGAGCTATTGTCTGGCGTAATGGAAAGTTTGAAGTTGTAGAAAGTTATAATGAGAAATAATCAATCTATTAAAAGATCACTGAAAGAAAAAATTTTTCATGTAAAAGCTTCAATGCCTATGTTAGCGTATACACATATAGCTGACATAGTTAAATGTTCTAAGTCTACAGTTGCATATTACTTAGGTGCAGATACTAAATCGATTATACAAAAAAAATTATGTAGAAAAACTTTTCCAAAACTACATAGATTTTGTTACTATCCTGGTAAACCAAGCTTAGGACAAAAATTAAATCACAATAGATTACTTAGAAAATGTTTTAGAAGTTATCTATATGGAAGAAATAGAAAGGGTAAATACAGAGAGGGTATTATGGAACTAAAAGCAAAAACAAAAATATTTGATTTATTAAATAAGTTATGGCCTGGAATGAAAAATGAAAAAGATGTTTTTCAAGCGGTTAATCAATGGACAGGAGAACCTTTAAAATATGATAATGGTAAACCAATCATGACTCCTTACACACGTTGTAAATTAACAAATGAAATAATTAGTGTTAAGAGTGGAACCTGTCATGCAGATCACGTTGATGGAGATCGAACTAATAACACTGTAGATAATTTTTCTGCTGTCATTGGTTGGTCTAATCAAGCAAAAGGTTCAGCGATTAGTTATAAAGATATGGCTGATAAATTTATTACTATTCTACAAAATGTTAGAAAGTATGACAAAGAAGTTGATGAATTAATTAAAACCAGAATGGAGCAAAATGATAAAGTGGAATAAAAAATTTGAATACCCAAAGACTATAAGAGAAGCAATTGAAGGCCAACGTCACTATGTAATTAATGACGAAAAATTACCTAGTGTTACAACTATATTATCTGCTACACAAAGCGCTGAGAAGAGAGCTAGCTTAGAAAAATGGAAGAGAGAAAAAGGTGAGGCCGTTGCTGAACAGATAAAAAATACTGCTGCGAACAGGGGTAGCATCATGCACCATATCATAGAGTCCTATTTACTGGGCCAAAGACATGCCGATTTAAGCGATTTAGGTAAGCAAGCAGGGGTAATGGCCCAAACTATCTATAATGAGGGCCTAGAGGGCTGTATGGACGAAATATGGGGGTCTGAGGTGGCTTTGTACTATCCTGAATTGTATGCAGGAGCCACTGATTTAGTAGGTGTTTATGAAGGTCAAGAGGCTATTGTAGACTTTAAACAATCTAATAAACCTAAAAGACGTGAATATGTTGAAGATTATTTCACACAACTTGTAGCATATGCCATGGCTCATAACACTATATATGGTACTAAAATTAACAAAGGCGTTGTTTTAATGTGTACTAAGGATAACTATTTTCAACGATTTGTGGTTGAAGGACAAGAGTTCAACCGGTACGTGTGGCAATGGCTAAGAAGAGTGGATGAATATTATGGCAAGAAAGTGTCTAAATAAAGGCGTCATGGTTCAGGCATCCGGCTTCAGGGGTCATGTTCCATATATAAGGATATTTTTAGGGTTTTATAAAAAAATTTTTTTTATTTTTTCAAACACTGGAACATTGGAACATTGGAACAAACTATTGATATTATTACATAAATTGAAGAAAAACACTCAGAACATCCAGAACATAAGTATATCAACACTTTTAGAACATACACTTTTAAAAAACATAGATATATCAATGGTTTTTTATGTTCTAAAAACCCAATTTAGAAGGGGTTTTGTGAAGTTTTAGTTTTACTAAATCATAAAAAAATAGCATATAGAGATTATGAAGAAGCCAATCATATGTAAAATTAAGAAAAAGAAATATTATTTATGTAAAATTACATGGATTGATATCACAGGTGAAGAAGATCACGCTGCACCTGATCAGTTTGATAAAATGGATTATTCAACATTGATCACTTATGGATTTGTATATTCTAAAAACAAAAGAGAATTAAAAACATTTTCTACTTATGATGTTGATGATGAAGTATTTAGTGGCAGAAATGTATTTCCAATTGGCTGTGTTAAAAAAATTGAGAAGGTATTAATTTAATGAATCTGTTTCTTTTAGATTTTTATCTGTATATAGTTTCGTTTCTTCTTTTACTTTCTCTTTTAAGTCTTCAACTGCTACACCATCTAGGATTGGTGAGTAATCGTCAATTATTTGTTTCATCCTTGACTCTAATTCTTCTGTCGTTAGGTCTTCTAGCTTACCAGTACGGATTATCTTTTGTTCTATATATAGACCAGCCGCTTTCCCTCTCGCGACTTCAGCATTAACTGCAGCCGACCAAGCTTTTTTATCTCTAGCTTCATCCCTAAGTTTGGCTAACTCTGTAATATGAGATCCAAAAGTAACTTCAAATTTTTTCTGCCATTCAGCTCTTAACTCTCCTATGTATTGAACCACAAGTGGATATAATTTTGGATTTTGTAATTTACTTGCAGCCTGCCTTGCTGAATCTTTTGCATAACCTGCCTCTATTGCACATTGAGTAGCTGTCTTTCGACCTTCTTCTGCAATTAATAAATTAGCAAACTTAATTTGTTGTTCCGTTAGTTTCTTCGGTAGTCCCATTTTGCTCCTCTTCAAATCCTTCTTGTAGTAATTCAGATACAGATTTCTCTTTTACTCCAAATATTTCGTTAAAATTTTTACGGTATAAATCATTTGATACTCTTGATTTACCATCCCATTTTCTTCCTTTTTCTTTTTGCGACATAATTTATCTTGTATTGACTTTTAGCATAACAATCATATTATATCAACTGTTGTTAGGGTAAATTAATATTTAACACAAGTATTCTGGTTCTTCCTAACAATGGTTGATTTATAAAATATGGCGTTCGGCTTACGAAGTTGAGTCTTACTCCCTCAATTGATACTGGGGCGCCATAAAAAAGTTATGAATGGAAAATTATTAAGACAAGTTTTAGATAAGATGTTGAAGTCACCTGTTGCAGGTGAAGCAAGAGTTCAAGTATGTTTGCCGGATGGCAAATATTATGACATTACCTCTTTACAATTATTAGAAAATAAATTATTGGGAGTTCGAGAGTCACACAGACTAGTATTTACAGTTAAAGCCGAGACATGGAATATGGGTAAAGTTTTAAAGAAAATAGGTTAGCCTGTTAACTTGAAACCTGAAACCAAATTCTATGCACAAATTAAAAAATATTTTAAAGATTTTTCGCTCATTAGACTTGAGAATATTAGTGTTCCCGGTACTCCTGATCTATTGGTCTATAATAATTCTGGGCACTTTTTCACTCTAGAATTAAAAGTTACAAAGACAAACAAAGTAACATTTTCTCCACACCAAATAGCCTTCCATATTAAACATCCTGAGAATACATTTATCCTAGTTTTGGATGCCTCTCTTAGGCTTCCAAAACTTTATGAAGGAAAAAGAATCCGGGAGCTTGTTGCTTGTGGCCTGGCCCTGGAACCCAGGGCCGTTGGTTATCACGCTTGTTGCTTGATGCTTGACGCTTTGTAAACAGGCAAATTGTCCTGCGACAAAATGTCGCAGCTGCTTGCCGCTTGGTACCCATTCTTCACTGCCCAGGATTCATGAATCCTGATCGCTGTCTTGCTCAGTCTCGGGTCGCTTGTTGCTTGACGCTTGTGGCTTGACGCTTGACGCTTCATCGTCCTTCTCTTTCTCTCCCAGATTTTTTAATTTCTTTTTCAACTCCTGGTAGTATTTAGGATGTTTAAATTCATGAGCCATTTTTCTTTATGTCCTCTTCTGCTTCTTTACGATTTACAAAAAATTTTTTAGTAAATAATTCCTGGTTTACACCCTTGATGAATTTACTCAATTTAATTTTCTTAATTCGTTTGGATCCGTTGTTTACTCTGTAAATATATAAATTAACTTTGTCTGTCATTTTCTATAATATCCTGGTGTTGCGTAGCTATGAGGCGCGCAACCTTTAGGCGCCTCAGGGCATTTTTGATTTAAATTATTTAAAAATTTTTTGCACTTTCTAACATATGCTTTTGAAAGTAATTTCTCATCATACAAAAAATAGTTTAATAAATTATTATGTTTACTTCTAATGCTTGCCATAAACTACCGTTTGAACTCTTTTGTCCCAGCATTTTCTACAATCTAAACATTGACCCTTTTGATCAGGCGCGGGGCAAGTTCTATTCTCTGTAGTAGTGACGCCACTTTCATGAGACCAGGCGCTAGAAGGTGACCCGTCAATTTTTGATCTAGATAAACGTATAACCAAATTTTCGGGAACGTCTTTTGGATCTGGTAAAAATTGTCTTTCCTGAGTTGGTAACCAGTGTTTAGTATTTGGTGTCAACCTGCAAACTTTCAAAATTTTTTCCATATGCTCTTTTGATTGAACATCGCCTGCATCATGCCACCTGAACCATTTTTGGTTTTTTATTTTTGTGGCCATTGCTTCGACCCATAGCGGGTGATCAATTGCTTTCAATCTTCTATATTGAGCTTTTTTGATTGCAGGGTAACGCGTGTAATTTCCTTTTTTAGCGTAACAGCTGAAGCAGGGCGTCCCTGGTACTTGAGCTAATTTCCATCCTGTTTTACATTCCCACGCGGGCAGGCTGTAAGATAGGCCAGGCATTTTACTCGTTCGAGTAAAGCTATCTGTAATTTTTAATGCTTCTTTTATATTCATAACTTTCTACCTTTTGTTGTTTTTTATAATTATGCATATTTAATTTCAAAAATATCCTATCCAAAATGTCGCAGGGTTCCTGATGTTTGAGTCAACTGTACAAATTGTCATGCGACAAAATGTCGCAGCCGCTTGTCGCTTGGGGCTCACAAAAAAAAGGCATCAAGCTTGACGCTTGATGCCCTCCAACAACAAGGAACATAGATCAATCCTGGCGCGGTTCAGCTGTCCTAAGACATCTGCTTCTTATCCAGGTTTCCTTGATCGCAACTGATCCCAGGTCTAATAGGTGAACTCGATTTTGGGTAGTTCAACCCAACCTATTAGACCAGGGATCAGCACTTCTAATGAAGTACTGTCCCATGTTAATTAAAAAACAAAATCTAGTATCGATCAAAGCTAAAAAGCGTACGATAAAGATCCTTGACCAATGTTTCCACTGATCCCAGAACCGAACAACCTGCGCAGGTGAAGGTTTTAACCTTACATAACGATCGGTTCAGGGATCAGTACCCAACGAAGACGGCATGCACATGCGGTGTGACGTTGGGTCAATCCCATCAGTAGCGGGATTAAAGGGCTCCGACCAATCCACTGTCGACTACTGACTGTCTCAGGTAAGTGGAAAAAGACACTTGCGCGGGTTAACCATAACAATCTCACCTACCGTCAAAGACAAATCCATTATAGCAAATTCAACTACCATCATCAACGCGCATACTGTCACACCTGCGACAATGTTGTGAATGTACGGTTCTTTTTTTCCGTGATATAATAGGGGTGGGAGGTCGGGAGTAGTAGACCCCTATAAATTTTACATTAGAATTATTCTAAACTAGATGCGACAATATTGACAATGGCGGGTGACCCGCCATTGTGATAAGATACAAAAATTAACAAAGGAGTAAAAATGACAACAATGAAACCAATTAGATCCAATGAGTTAGAATTTTGGACTAATACTATCAATGAGGAGTTTTCAACTAAAAAACAAATCATTGAAACTGAAATAAATAAAGACGCTCAAACCATGTCTGAAGAAAAAGAAGACCTGATGCCGAAACAATCGGGAGTTGAAAAAGACTTAAAGGATCTCCAAAAGGCAGATGATGAGTACCGTTCTTTTATAAGAACTAAGGATGAGCAGGAACGGAAACTTCATCAAAAGGTTAAGGATATCGGCGACAGGATCCAAACCAAACTTGAACGAGTTGCCAAGGTTAGAAATTGGGATATCGGTTTTAGTTGGGATAGTCGGGAAGACGGCGCGGAATATTTTTATAATAAATTAAAAACCGCGTGTTATGATGAGTGTTATAAAATTGTTAGAGATGATAACAAAGTTTATAACGAACTAAAACAAATAAAAACTGCCTGCAAAATTATTTTGAATACCGGCGGTGATATTAATACAACGGTTACGGCTTTAAAAGAAAAAATGGCTGAAGCAAAAATCAATTTGCCTATACCAAAACAAATGCTTCAACTATCAAAATAACTGCGACAATATTGACAATGGCCCCTTCGGGGCCATTGTGCTAAGATAGGTTTATTAACAATAGGAGTAAAAATGACAATTGGACAAAAAATTAAAAAAGCAAAAAAAGTGTTTGCATGGGTTATGATCTATGCTCCAGATGATGGAGAATATATTGAAGTTAATAAAAGTAATTTAAGAGAAGTTATTCAAAAAGCTCATGCGGGTTTGGATGATGACAATTTTAAATTTGATGAAGATAATCAATGTTTATAT